CCAGTCGCACCGGATACCGCCGCTACCTTGGACATAGCAGCATCAAAGTCTGCACCAGTTTTCACAGCAATGGTGCCCAGAGCCGTGACACCGGCAGTGACTGGCAGCAGCTTTTGTCCCACACCGGAAATTTTGTCCCCGGCGGACTGCAGCGTTTCACCCAAAACGCCCATCTTTTCCAGGGCAGTGTGAGAATTGTTTGCTTCTGTGGTCAGGCGTTTCAGTTCGTTTTCGGTTTCGATGATCTCACGCTGTAAGGCATCATACTGCTGCTGTGAAATTTCACCATTTGCAAGAGCAGTGTTTGCCTGTTCTGCCGCAGTTTTCAGTACTTCCAGCTTTTCTTTGGTGGCAGACACCGCATCTGCCAGC